CCCCCACCGCCACCTCGGCCGCCAGAAGGCGGGCGCCGCAAAGGCGAGCAGGGCCGAGGCCTCGTTGGGGTTGGCCATCAATCCCGCCGGGACGGACCGGCCGCCGCCGATGGGCTCAAAAAGGGGATCCACGTCTAGGACCTGGAGTACGACAAAAACCACGTTGAAAAGAGCCGCGATACAGAGCGCATTCAAAAACAGACCGCAGCCCTCCAGGGCGGAACGGTCTGTCTGGGCGACCACGAAAATCACGAGCCCGTACCAGAGCGCCATGTAGAAAATGCCGTGAAACGCCAGAAAAGAGGCCCGGTCATAGAACGGGAAAAAAGACGAGACCAGGGCGAGCACGAGAAAAGAGGCGACCCACCTGTTGGCATAGCGCCAGAGGGCGAGGGCGAGCGTCAGGCCGACGGCCGCCTCCGCCAGCAGGGCAAAGGAGACGCGCAGCTCCCCCGGCCGCACCGGCAGCCTGAAAACGGCCGCCAGCAACATGGCGGCGGCCGCAAAGGCGGGCAGGGCATTACTTGGTAGCCGTATAGTAAGCCTGGACACCCTTGATCTCCGTCGTATTGCTCGACGTGCCGGCGTTCCAGATGTCGACCGTCACAAAGACGCCCGCGCTGATGGCCGCCTCGCCCGTGGCATCCACCGCCAACGTGATGAGCTCGTTTGAAACATCGAGGGTGGCCGATGTGCCGGCAACCGCCGTCTGCTCAATGGATGCGGCGTCAAATGTCGTATCGTCGGCATTGATCCAGAGCGCCCAGTCGATCGACTGGCTGGCGGCCGAGGCGCCGTCCGAGCTCATCAGGATCCGAAACCCGAGCCCGGTCGAATAATCGGCCGGGACCCGGAACGTCCACTGGATCTTGGTTGTCTCGGCGCTTGAGGCATACACGATGGCCGGGATACTGTCCGTCTCGGCCATCCCCGGCGCCGTGGTCCCGTCGTTGCCCATGACGCCGGTACCGTCGATAAAGGCGGCGACAAGGGGAAGATTAAAGCCCCGCTCCGGTTTGCCGTTGAGGTTGGCCGCCGTGCCGGCGCTGTCCTTGAAATAAAGGGTTGTGGTCCCGGAATCGTCCGCAACATAGAGCCGGCCGACGTTCGATCCCGGGCTGCCCGGCGCCGTCACTTCCGGAATGTCTATCTGGCCCTTGACGAGCAGGTTGGTGAAATAGCCGTCATAGTAAACCGACAGAACCGGAAATGCGAACACCAGCAAAAGCAGGACCAGCGCCAGGATCGTCAATAATCGTTTGCGTTTCATTTGGATTCTCCTTTTGCCTTGGCCTTGTTTTTCTTCCCGCCGGCCGGCGGCGCCTTGGGCGGTCCGGCCTCCACGATCTCGAACATCTGGCGGCGGCTGGTGGAGATGAGCTCGCGGGCAAACGCCGCCGGGTACGCCTTTGTCTGCCCGGCCATGTGCTCGCCATGGGGCGGAACGTCAATCTTTTCCCTCGGGCCAAGGTATTTGATTTTTACCGTCATGAGTAACCTCTCACAGTTCCCTGATAGCCGCTATGGATCATCAGGTCGAAATAGTGTCGTAAAAGAGATACCCCGCATCGGCCATGGTGACCTGGGCGTCATAGTTTTCCGATGCCTCGACCACCCACTGCTTTTCGGCATCTTCCCACCAGTACCGGACGTCGCGGTACGCATCACCCGGCAGGACCAGGTCGGGATGCCCTGCGCCGCCCTTCCACTGGAACACGTAGCCGGCCGACGGCATTTCCCTCGCCGGGGCGGGGGGCCTGTAGAAAAGGAACGCCGAGCCCTTTGTCGCATTGGTCTCCCAGAGGTCGACCGCGCTGAAATCCGTGCCGGCGAGCACCTCTTCGGCGTCCGAATAGATCGCATTGCCAATCAGGACCTCATCCAGCTCGAAGAGCTGTGCCAGGGTCTGGGACGTCACATCCGCCGGCGCCCCCTGGGTGCCCGTGTACTTGATCCGGTCGAGGAGCGAGCTTTCCTGCTTGAGCTCATCCAGGGTTTTGGAGTCCATTACCAGGACGTTCGGGTTGACGCCGATCAACTGACGGACCGTCTTTTTGGCGTTTATCATGTCGGCGATGAAGGTGTTGCCGGCGCCGGCCGCCCAGCCGCCCTCGGCGTCGTTTGAGCTGGTCCAGTTTGCCGCCGTGCAGCACATGGTCGAGATGACGACCTCTTTGGAGAGCAGGACCTTGAGGGTCGAGAAATTGACGCCCGTCTCCCAGGGCTGGAGCGCATCGTCGGCGTTGTTGATCGTCTCGATCGGGATCGGCACGGCGAATGCCCGCTCGATGCAGCTATACTCCGTATCCGCCACGATATAGCCGCCCCGCCTGGCCCGGCCGCCCGGGCCCCGGACGCCGGCATCGTTGCGGAAAAAGGCGCCCTTCTGAAAGTAATAAAAGTAGTCCGCCTGCTTGTTGACGGGCACGTCCTGAAAAACCCTGTCGCCAATAAACATCTGGTTTTTGTACCCGATGGAGATCGCCGAGAGAGCAGCCGACCTGTGCACTGAACTAACGGTAGGTTGCATTTTTTGTGTCCTCCTTATTTTTGGTTATAAATTCTGAGCAAAAAAACTCAGTATGCGTCCTATTTTTAAATCGATGCCGAATCGGTCGTTAACAGCACCGTGATGACGTCATCTTCCGCGCCCGACGCCGTGAGAGAAATTGCCCGCACGAGATCCTTGTCCGTGTCCGCCGCGTCTCCCTTGCCGTTGTCGGAAGCGCCCACGTATTCCGCCTTTATTCTCAGACCCACGGCAAGCGAACCGTTCATGACCAGCTTGCTGACGCCGGATACCCGGACCACCGCCGTTTCTCCCTCCGCCGGGGCGTTTTGGAGAATCCCCACCGCGATCTCTGTCGCTCCGTCCAACAAATCGACATTGCTGTCATCTTTCAAATGGACGAATCGATATTGGTAACTGGATAAATCCTCATCCGCCCTCCAACTAAGATCAATACCTCCTGCTGCGTATGCCATTTTCTTTACCCTCCCTACATTTTGGTGTTATGCCCGGTAAAAACCCGGGATATTATGCCCTATTGATCGACCCTATTTGACGACCTGCAACTGCGGCAGCGCCCTGGCTACCGCGTCCTGGTCCTCGGCCTGGATCTCCCGCATCGCCTGGGCGACGGAGATCTTGTTCTCGACGGCCCGCTTCTTTGCCGCGATCATCAGGGCTTTCTCCGGGTCCTTTTCTTCGGGCGGGTCATCTGTAGCCTGCTGGCCGAGGCTCGGCGGCGCCGCCTGGTCTAATTCCGCAAGACCGTCGACCCGCTTCTTTCGCTCCGCCTCGAAAAACATCCTGTAGGCGGCCTCCGCGCCGGTGCCGTCCTCGATCGCCGTTTTGGCCGTTGCGAAGTCGCCGTCGGCGGCCAGGATATCCGTGACCCGATTTCGTTCCTCCGTCCTGCCCTGGGTCCTTCCCTCCTGGAGCCCCTCTTCATAACCGCCTTGGCGGGCCTCTGCACGGATCTGATCGAGCAGATCGGGAACGTCCTTTTCCAGAGTTTGCAATGTAATGTCCATGGTCTCCTCCTTTGTTTGACTTTTTAAATTTCCCTGCGCTGCAGGGTAAATGGATTCTTTCCGGTCTCTGTCGGCCGCCTCGACGGCCGACAGGTAGGCGGCCTCGAAATTGCCGATCCTGTCTGCGAGCCCCGCCTCGACGCCCTGGCGGCCGATGAAAATCCGCCCCTCGGCCATGTCCTGCAAGACCGCATCGCTGCTTACGCCCCGGTTCCTGGCGACCGAATCGACGAAAATGCTGTAGTTGTAGTCGACGAGCGACTGTAGGTAGTCCCGCCCTTCGCGGCTGATGGGCTCGGAATCGTTTCCCATTGTCTTGTATTTGCCGGCGTAGATGTGCGTTACCTTGACGCCCATCTTTTCGTCGTAGCGGGAGTAGTCGTAGTGTTTCATCACCACGCCGATGCTGCCGACCTCTCCCGTCTCCTCGACAAAAATCCTGTCTGCTGCCGACGCGATCCAGTAGGCGGCCGACGCGGCCAGGCCGTTGGCAAAGGCGACGATCGGCTTTTCCCCACGCGACTCGTAGATGAGATCGACCAGGGCCTGGGTGCCGTCCACCGTGCCGCCGGGGCTGTCGATGTCGAGCAGGATGGCCTTGACGTCCCGGTTTTTGACGGCCGCCTTGAAATCCCGCACCAGAAACTCCGTGGACACCCCGCCGCTGATCTCCATAAAGAAGTTCATCCGTTTGGCGATAATCCCGTCGATCGTCAGGATCGCCACACCGTCGTCCGTTATCCTGGCATCATAGGTGTTTTCCAGCTTCTTCCCGATCTGCGACTGCAAGAGCTCCAGATCGATTTTCTGATTGTTCACATGCCGCCACAGGACTTGATGGATCGCATCCAGCTTTTCCGGGATGATGCCCCATACCCCCCCCTGCACAACATCGACAAGATTCATGGCCTCCTCCTTGCTTCTTCTTCATCCGCGACGGCCGCAGCCACGTCGCCCGCATCCGACTTGCCCGAATGATAGAGCTGCAGCCCCAGCTCGCCGATCTTGTCCTCCTCGCGCTTGCGCTGCTTCAGGACCTCTTCCCAGTCCTTGCCCTGGGCCGCCGCCTCGTCCGCCAGGGTGCTCAGGCCGTAGTCGATCGCCTTGCGGGCGGCGTCCACCTCTTTGACCGGGTCTACCCAGCCCCAGCCGCCGCCGAGCCACGTCGCCCGGCAATACTCGGCCCGGTACCGGTAAAAATCGGGCGCATCGAAATGCCCCCGTAAAAACGCCTCCTCGAGGACCAGCTCCCAGATCGGCTGGCAGAACTTCCTCGCCAGCCACCCCCGCCAGGTCATAAACATCCGCCGGCCCTCGAGCAGGGCCGCCCTGGCGCTCGAATAGTTCGTCTTCGAAAAATCCTTGACGAGCAGCTCATAGGGCAGGTTGAGCGAGACCCCGATCATCCGGAGCACCATCTCCACAAAGGGCGCAAAGGTATCGCCCGGCCGTTTCGGGTCCACCTGGTTGATCGACTCGCCCGGCTTGAGGTAGTCGACCATGCCGGGTTCGAGCGTCTGGAGCCGGTTGCTCGTGCTCGTCTCCGTGTCGTCCGAGCGGCCGTAGGCGCCATAGCTCGGGTCCTCGATGGTGACAAACACGGCCAGGCAGGCCGACACCCTCGCCGCAACGACCTCTGCCTCGACCGTGTCCGCCAGGTCCTTGAAATAGGTCATGACAGGCGCAAACCAGGGCACCCCCCTGAGCTGCCCGGGCCGCTTCGCCGGAAACACATGCAGAACTTTGGGC